AAATATAAAGGTTTTACTGGCAATTTAGTAAAAGAAGCATTCGATTGGGATGATAATTTTATGAAAAAAGAGTAAAATATAGGGGTTATTTCTGTAATATACCTAGGACCCCCTACCAAAACCCTTGTTTTTCAACAGTTTAAGACACTCTTAAATCGTTGATTTTCAAGGGTTTTTTTATGTGGAATAATTCACAAAAGCGCAGAAAACAAGGGTTTTTTGCACCATTTTTATTAGAATAATGCTTGCAATCTATCTATTTTTAGTGTATTATATAAGTATAATAACAAAAAAGAAAGACACATTATGAAAACAAAAACTACACAAAACAAACTTTTACAATTTAGAAAAGATGAATATGACGGTCAAGATTACGAGACAGTTGCTAATCTAATTAAAGGTAATCAGTTTATTGCCGCTGCTAACTTCATTGATATTCTAGATACAAGTCCTAGAGATCACATGAAATCAATAATCGAAAAACAACCATCATTGTATAAAGAAATGTTTCCCGAAGAAATGTCTGTGTATTCAGAATTTGCTGAAGAAGGGCTTGCTAAAGAAAGTCTATTCGGTTCTTATGTAGGAGTATCACAATAATGAATAGAAGAAAAAAAGTATTTAACAGAGTAGTAAATCCTTTATTACTTAAATATCTTACAGATCCTAATATTGAAGAACATTCAATCGCAAAAAATATACCTATGAAATATCTTAAATATTTTAAAGAAATTACAAGCACTGGTAATGGTATGAAGGTACAATATAGATATAGAGGTAATTCTAAATCTTGGTATAAAAGACCTCAATCATTTTGTCATATGCACGGTGCAGATACATTTGCTGTATATGGTAGATAAATAAAAGAAAGGCTACATTTTGAAATTAAATAGATACGAAAAAAAGATACTACAAGGAATCGTAGATAACCGTAAAGGTATTTACGAAACACCTAAACGAGATAGAGGTAATTATAAACCTTGCAAGGAATATGATGCCGCTTTATCTTTGTTTATGAAGAAACTTATTTATGCAGAAGCACAAAATGAGTTATTAATGGAAGGTCCTGCAACACCAGAACCAAAATTTAGATGGTTCAAGTGTAAATTGTATAAACCTTATGCAACAAAAAGAGAGTTGAGGAAATTACTATAATGTTTAAATTAACTTTAATGATTGCTCTAATCGCTTTTGGGATTAGTAAGTATAACGAAAAATATAATTGTACGGATGATGGTTGTCCTGATTTTCATGAGATTGAAATACCACTTCCTGATGAAGATGTTAGAGGTGATCTAAGAGAGATTGAAAAAGACTGGAAAAAAGCTGTCGTAGTTGCTTATAACCCAATTCATTTAGAGTATGGTGTTCATAAGATTGTTCAAAAAACTTACAGTTTACCAGAGATTGATACATCATCAAATGAAAATTTTGTACAATCATTAAATACTTGTATAAACTTTTTATATCAAAGTATTGAACCTGAGTTTAGAATACCTAATGAACTAATTATTGCTCAGGCAGTTATAGAAACTGGCTGGGGTAAATCTAGATTTGCCAACGAAGGTAATAATCTATTTGGTATTAGAACATGGGATAAAGATGAACCATACTTATTACCTATACCGTGGACAAAGTGGCCTGGGTGGGGTGTAAAAATGTATAGTAGTAAATGTGAAAGTGTTGTTGACTATTTACATATACTAAACAATGTTCATGCCTTCAAAGAATTAAGAGAGGCAAGAGCAAGTGGTGTCAATGACGCTTTAGAATTGGCAAACTATCTAGAAAAATATGCTAGTAAACCTACATATATTGAACTAGTAAAAGAAATAATTAAATATAATATAAGAGGTGTTTATGAGTTATAGTATGAATTTATTTTGGCGTAGAGCGGCAAACTTGTATAAAATGTATCAAGGTGCCGAAGATCCAGACTTTAAAAGAATATGGATGGATAAACTACAAGAACTAATGAGAAAGTTTGAAACGCTTGACAAAAGAACAATAAACTGATAGTATATAGATTATGAATATATTTTATTTGAACAAAGATCCAAGAATTGCTGCTGAACTTCATGTAGATAAGCATGTGGTAAAGATGATTGTAGAGTATGCACAATTATTATCAACAGCAAAAAGAATGATTGACGGTACTAAATATGAAGCAAAATCAAAAACTGGTAGAAAAGTACAAAGATATAGATTAGAAAATGCCAATGAAGAAGCAACGATTTACAAAGCGGTACATTATCACCACCCTAGTGCTGTGTGGGCTCGTTCTTCTATCCAACACTATGACTGGTTGTACTCGTTGTTCACCGAGCTTGGGAGAGAATATACACACCGATATAAAAAAGAACACAGTACGATTAAACTGCTCAAAGACCTTTTAAGAAAGACACCTAATAATTTACAAGACAATGGTTGGGTAGAACCACCACCTGCTATGTCGCATTATCCACAATGTATAGTACCTGGTGATAGTATTCAATCATATAAAAATTATTACATAGAAGCAAAAGCATATTTTGCTAAGTGGACATCTAGACCCACACCACAATGGTTTAGCGAAGGAGTACAATGAGAAAATTTATTCACGATAGTTGGGAAGGTGTAATGAACCTTGATAAAAATCCATTAAGACATATACCAGACTTACAAGTCAGACATTTAGTTCTTCAATTGCTAGCATGGATGTGGTGTATTACATTTAGTTTATTATTAGGTAGTTGGACTGTGTTTGGTTATACAGCAATTGCTCACTTTGTGTTCATACTTGCTATTATAATAACAGTTGTAACATTTAAAGCTGCAGAAAAAAGTAAGTATTATCATCCTGATGGTTCTTTTAAGTATGAAGAAACGCAAGGTAAATACGAAGATATTTGGTAAACATGAGTAAAAAATTAGACAAAGTGCCATTCAGATTTTATGCAGATAAAAAATATCAAGAATATATCGTACTAGAAGATGGTGGTTCGAATGGATATAAAGGTAAGTGGTGGGAAAAAATACCAAACAGTAGAGAACTTGGTACAACAAAAAATAAAGTAAGATATTCACATGAGAAAGAATGATTGAATTTAATTATAATTTAGATTACAAAAATTTACTATTTACACCAAACGACAATAGATATCGTATTGGTCGTGGTGAACAAGGTGTATTACTAATAAGACCATATACAAATGATATATGTCAATATTGGCGGTTTAAGACACCCTATGACGCCGCTATGTCGTCTATGAGAATACTTTATCTATATCATCAATACAAAGATCAAAAAGATTTTGTAGGTATGGATATGTGTAGAAAGTTTTTAGAAATGGGTTTTACAAGAGCAAGAAGATATGCAAATCATAAAGATGGTAAAAAGTATGATGAGAGTGGTAAAGTAAGACCACAAGAAAAAGATTGGGCAACAAGTCCTAAAGCAAAGTCCGCTAAGGTATTTTATCAGGCAAGAAGCCGTGTTGTGGCCGACCCTAAATATAAACAAATGAGAAAAGAATGGAGACAGCGAGAGAATGCCAACATATAGATTTAAAGATCATCATACAGGCGAAGTATGGGAAGAGTTAATGATGATTTCTGAAATGGAAGAGTTTATCAAAACTGATACTATTGAATTATTGCCACCGACACAAATGAATATTGTATCAAGTGTGGGTAGTGTTGATAGTAAAACAGATTCTGGTTGGAAAGAGGTGATGTCTAAAATATCAGAAGCACATCCTGCTAGTAATCTTGCTGAACGATATGGTAAAAAGAGTGTTAAACAAACACAAATTGAAAAGACAATAAAAAAACATAGAGTCCGTAAGTCTAAAGGCGGAGGAAGATAAATATAAATGATACTATCGAGACACTCCAACACGCCAGCAATGGTCACGAAGTTGAGGGGTCAATCCGATAATGTATCTAACAAGTGTGTAGCTACACCAATTAAGGAACAAACATGGCAGACTTTGATTTTTTAGAGGGGTTTGATACGGAAGGTGATTGGGGTTTTACCTCGGTCAAAGAGAAACCTTCAGAGGAACAATCTAAACAAACAGAAACAGTAGTAAAACAAACAGCAGATAGTACTGCTAAGGCGGTGTCAAGCGATATCGTAAGTAAATTAGATAACAAACTAGATAAACTATTATCTCTATTCGGTTCTACTAAAACAGCAGTAAACGAAAAGAATCAAACAGAATTAGATATTGCTAAAAAGCAAATGGATGATGAGTATGATTTAAGAAAAGATAATTTAGGCAAAGAACAAAAAGAAAAATATGCTAAATTAGAAAAACTTATTATACCATTATTAATTAAATTAGCAAAATCACCAGAGGCGTATATACATTGGCCTAACAGAGCTCA